CCCGTCCAGTCTTAGTTTTACATGGTGTACCTCTGACCATGGGTTTAGAGTTTTCCTTCTCAGGCCGCCGGAATCCTGAGCAGATCATGCGGGTCTGAGAACCCGGGCGGGAGCTCCAAGTCCCAGCCCACACCGTTGCCGGAGGGGATGGGGACGATGCGCCGCGGGGGAGCGACATAGCCTGGAACCGTGTGACTCAGGAAGCCAGTGTTGTCGAGCGGAGCGAAGGCACGGCTAGACAAGTAGGCAACAGGGTCTGCGGGGCTGGCGAAGTCGAACCCCCCCGTGCTGATGGGGCTGCCGAAGCCAATGACGGTGTAGCGTTTGCTAAGGGGAGCCAAGACGGCAGCACCAAGGGAATGCCCGACTAGCACATGGACAGCAGGGTGCTGTGCTAGGTACTGGACAACATCTTTGTACCGACGCGTCATGCTGGGGTCGAAGGCGAGGGCGACGTCGTCGAGCACGTCACGGGCAGAGCGAGTGCCAGCGACATACAAAACGGGCCCATCAGCCCAAAGACCAGAGGGCTCCCGGTAGGCACGCTGAAGCCCGCCAAGGGTGGCCTCGAGAGGGTCAGCGTCCGTCAGCACAGACAACATGCCTGGGACAGCCAGCGGCCGTGCACCCTACATGGGGGTGCCGAGAATGCCAGAAGCAGTCCTGCCATCAAGAGCCGCGGTGCTCTTGGAGGCAAGAATCATCTCATTGGCCCTCAGATAGGACGTGGGCGGAGCGACGCGGACAGGCTTGGCGAGGTTGGAGAGGAAGGACTGGGTGGGGGGCCGGAACTGCATAGTCCCCTTGATGACCATGTCAATGGAGGACGGAGCGGATTGCCCATCGACCACGAAGACAAGGGGAGCCCAAGGGAACGTGTCTGTTCCAGCCACATCAGCACCACGGTAAACCTCAGCGATCCAGGCAGCCTGCCCAGACTGAACCGTGTTGAAGCTCAAGCCCACCTGGTCAAGCATGGCAGCCGTGCGGCAGCGTGCTGCCACCAACGAGCCAGCTGACAGGTGGTCGGTTCGCCGGTCACTCACGGTGAGAGAGACGAGGTTGTAGTAGTCTTGTGCGGCGGCGGGGTTTGCAATCGCAGACAAGGACACGCCGGACCGAACCATTCCCGACACGCTAGCAAGCGCTGTCTGATTGACCACTTCCACGCAGAAGCGAGTGTGCCGCACCGAGATGGGGGCATTCGCCCCCGCTGTGGGGGCAGCGGTGGCAAAGACTGACGCAATGGTAGCCGACGTGATGGGATTGGTAGCATCAGGTACGACGACTGTCGCATTGTTAACCGGGGCCGCAGCCTGTGAGTACGCGAGTCCGATGACATCGTTATGCGGAGCAAAGATGAGTAGATAATTGCTGCCCGCATTGAAGGTGAAGGTCTTTCGCGTCTCATAGTCTACTGTGACAACCTCGGACGAAGTGAGCGACGGTGGAGTGCGAAGCGAAGCCCAGAGGTCCCTTCCTGGGCGCATGCGGCGGCGAGCCAGCACAGGGGCAGGAGCTGACGGCCTGGCGCGGCGCTTGCGCGCGGGCCGGACTCTAGCAACTTTCTTCTTGCCCTTGGGGGCTGGACGGCCGCGCGGGCGCGCACGGGGGAGAGCCATTGAGAGGTGGCGGGAGTCGTGTCTCCACGCCAAACAAAGTTTACTGCCCCGGCGTACCTTTACGTGCAGGGACTTGCACACACATAGAGCGAGAATCATACTGGCTTGCGACGAATCCCCAGGGCAGCCACACCTGGGGATAGGACCATCTACTCGCAGAAGCCGGCCTCGCGGACGGCGCAGACGACGCGGCGGAACGTGTGGAGGCAGGCGCTGTGGCGCATCGCGAACTCAAGCCCAGCGACCGCGTCAGCGACGTTCTTCTTGGCGCTGACTTTCTGTGCGTAGCCCACGCAGGCCTTCTCGAGGTTGAGGAACTCCGCCTTGACAGGCCCGACGAGCCCCAAGCCCTCTGCGAGAGCGACAAGGGGCGCATCAGGCATGATTGGCCCTACCAGAATCTTGGCCGAGCGGAGGAGCCCAATGCCAGAGTACTGGAACAGGTGGGAGGTGTACTCGACGCCGTTGTAAAGGTCCTGCATGGCATAGCCCGGCTTGGTGGTCACTCCCAAGAGCCGCATGTACTCCACCGCCGAGTTGTCGAGCGCGACGGCAGCAGCCATGTCGTCGCCATTGCAGATGGCGAGGACCGGAGTCCGCTCGCGCGCGGCCCGCGCGGCGACGGGCTGTTTCTCATACACAGTGGAGTAGTAGGCCAAGGAGCGCACCTGACCGTCGTCCGGGCCGGTGGTGAGCAGACCAGAGCCGACGACGCCGAAGACGGTGACATCGTAAAGCCCTCCTTCGAGACCAAGGCAGTGCGCGCTGTGAACCAGCGCGAGCTTGAGGAACGCACACCGCACCGTATCGTTGAACCGCTCGTCCTGGTACAAGGGGAGCAGCTTGTCGGCGCGGTTGGCGTAGGCTGCGAGCTGCATGTCTCGGAGGACCCCGAAGTCGAAACCGGTGGCATCAGAGGACCACACGCGTCCAGCCTTGCCGCCGATGATCTGGAGGATCTTCGCAAAGTGCTGGATCCCTTCGTCGTGGTGGCCAAGCCCAACAGCGAGCAGTGGGGCCTCTGCGCCCTCAGCGTCATAGTGCTGGTGCAACACCTTGGTGTAGTCCTTCTGCATGATGGCCTGAAGCGTGATGTCGACGAGGGAGGACGCCCAGATAAGGCGCAGCCGTCCCTCCTCTATCTTCGCCTTGGGGTGTGCCTCGGGCTTGATGAACGGCATCTCCGGGTCACGTAAGCCCATAGCGACAAGCGCTCCGGGCGTTGCGGTGGCCACATCTTCGAGAGGCGTAGACAGCAACAGGATGAGCCTGCAGCACGCATGGTAGAACACAGCAGTGCGTCCGGCGCTAGAGCCGAGAACCTGGCCTTTGGTGTTGCCACCAGTACCAGGCATGTACTGCGTCCAGCCAGCGGAGGCGTCGCGGTCCAAGCCGTCGAAGAAGCCGTCCACGTAGTCCAGGAGGGCACCCTCGGCCCATGCGTAGTTGTGCCAGCGCAGGTTGGCCTCGGACCACGCGCCCACACCCTCTGCGTTGAGGGAGGGCACTCGGTCAGTCTGGCGCTTCTTGAGCTGGACCTCCACGGAGCGCAGCAAGGCCTTGGCGTCGGTGGCTGGCATAGCGTAGGGAAGGTCTTTCCCGAGGACGTCAGAGACAACCTTGAGGACGTCGGGGTCCATGGGGGCATCAACGTGCTTCTTTGTGAATGTCTCATAACGCCCAACTTTGCTAAGGCCAGGCACTGAAGGGACTGGGTCTTCAAACTGGGCTCGGGCAACGTAGTCGCGAAAGTCCGCAAAGGAAGAAGAGCCCCGGTACTGCGCAGCAGAGAACTCATAGAATCGCGGTGACTGGATGAGGGCGCTGACGCCACGGGTCTCCAGCATGCGGAGAGCCCATGCGCCACAATCCTCAACCGGGTTGAAGTCGAACACGTCCTGGGGGCGAATGGTAGTCTCAGAATTGTTGCAGGCCCAGAACCGTTGGCCGGTGTTGATCTTCTCGACCACGAAAGCCAGGGTCTGCTGATCGCCTGAATACAAATCGCCGTAGTTCTCGGTGCGTGACTGGGGCACAGCCGTGACGGCGCCCTGAAGCACCACCACGTTGCCTTTGCGGGCGCGCTTCAAGGCGCGCTTCTTGGCGGTCTTGCTGAGCGTGGCGTCCTCCTCGAGCGGAGGTAGCGGGTCGGCACTGGATGCTGGGCTGGCGTCTGCACGCGGGCCCAAGACCAGCGGGCCAGTGGGCGCGGACTCGGCCAGTATCTCGCGCACTATGACGCGAAGGCTCTCCATGTCGGCCCACCGTTCTCCTGGTTTCTCGCGGGGGATCCATAGGCGGGAAGGATCCTGCTTGTACGAGCGCTTGGCTTCGTCATCCAGGAACTTCTCGTAGTTGGCCCCACGCTCGAACTCCCCACCCGTAAGGAGGAAGACTTTCTCAGCAGCCCACCTGTGGGCATCGAGTGCGAGGGACTTTGTGTACTCTGCGTGTTCAGTGGCCGCAACAATGGCGCGCCGGTCCGCTTCGTACTCATCATCGTCGAAAGCTCTGTGGTGATTGGAGCCGCTAACGGCATGTGAGAAAGCGGACGTGAGGCCTTCGCCACTCGCCATGATGCTAGGAGCGACGCCCACTGCGCGAAGGAAGCGGACGACGAACTGGCTAGGCACGGCGACGTTGTGAACTTCAGTGTCGGTCTTGAGGCAGCCGAGATGGAGCCCAACCATGCTGACCTTGCCGTTGCGCCTGGTCAGCAGGGGAGCGCCAGAGTATCCAGCGTCGGTGTTGCAGCTGTGAACGAGCAGGCCTTTGCCGGCGACGCGTGCTTCCACGCGACCGACGTCTGCCTTGCGGTCAGCTGCTTTGCGGAAAAGCCAGGCCTCTCCGTCAACGGCGCACATGATGGACGACAGCCCCATGACCTTCGCTGGCAACGCAGTGCGGGGCGGGAAGAACCACGCCGCCATGTCGATGCTAGAGACAGGCTCAGGCACGACAAACAACGTGGGGAAAACCACCCTGGGCATCTTGAGTTCCACATAGACATCGCTCTCGCCAGCTACCTCTAGCTTCGTGACTTCACCGCGAAAGATGGCGGCGCTGAGGTCGTGGGCGCACGTGATGATGGCCGGGAGGGAACCTTGGTTGTTCTCGCCTGGCCTATCTGGAACGCGCACCCCAGCGACTTCAACGACGTTTCCATTCTTGAGGGTGCCACGGAAGGACAGCTGCCAGGGGCACTGATGGCGGAAGAGGCTAGGCTCATTGGTGATCCGCGCTTCCGGAGTGGCTGCCGCAGGGGACCGCCGGAAGGCCTGCTCTAGCGCCATAAGTCGCAATTGCAGCTCTGCAACCTGATCGGAGCACTCGGTCTGCACGCTCGCGTCCTTGCGTGACGCGCCGCCACTGCTCACAGCAGTGGCAGACGGGGCAAGGGGGCGAGAGCATATGGCGGACTCCGCCATGGAGGTAGGCTGGGCCTCAGGGGCCCGCGTCTGGGTGAAGCTTGAGGTTGATTCATTCTTCGCTCTGTCTCCCCTGCCGGGGAGGTTCTGGTCTGGTGTGGCAGCGCTGGCAAGCCGCGCGGTGGCCAGGACCCTACCTGAGGGACTCTGGGAGGGCCACAGGTGGCGCGGCAGCCGCCGGAGCAGCCGGCCCAGCCACGCTGGCTGGTGCCAACGGGGCCGGGACACGAGCCCCTGGCTGGGGCACGAGAACCCGCGCTTCCTGTCGCTGCTTCTTGAGATCGAAACGCACGTTGTAGCGCTTGGTGACGGCCTTGGCAAGGGCTTGTGTAGCCGGTTCAAAGGTCGTGACCACCCGCTCCCCTTCCTTGGTGATGGCTGTGGGAGCAGAGTTGACGAGCACTCCAGCGGTGTAGACGAAAGACTCCCCGGTGGAGAGTAGGAACTTGTCGCCTTCTTTGGGATCCCAAGGCAGGTGCATGATGAGCAGCACGAGGAACACGACCAGCGCCATGAAGCTGGCGACACAGACGAAGTTCTCCACATGCACGCCGAGCCAGACGGCACATCGGCCAGTCCAGTCCAGCGCGCTTGGGAGTGCACCCCACAGCCACACAAGCCGATCCTGCGCGGCC